GAGATATAGTGTCAGTGCTTGTAGATTCACAATAATTGTAGCCAAACTTAATTGTTCCGGCTAATGATAATGTTTGTGCCCAATCTAAAGATTTATTACCAGCGGGGTTATTTAATAATGCACTTATTTGTAATTGGCCGCCACTATTAAAAAAGTGTCTACGGTGGTTTGCATTCCTAAAACGTACTCTTACTTCATGTGTTAATTTAAAATCCCAAGGTCTTACTCTAAAGAAGCTTTCGCCTGTTTCTTCTACTGCCATTGAATCGTGAACAAGAAATTTATCTCGTTCAACAAGACTCATCATACGTTCAAAGTCACGCATACCTAATAATTCGCCGTCTGGATCGTCAGATTCAACAGCTAGGTCTGAAAAGAAATTACTAGTTTCATCTGCTATAAGATTTAGATTAGGTTTTAGTCTAGCATTACGAACTGTGTTTGTAATTTCTTCATTTTCGTATCCAATTTGGTGGATTCTCGCTCGTAATATATCAGTATAAAGCTCATTAATATTTTCAGCAGTAGCAATATTTCTGTTACTTTCGTTTAATATCGAAACTTCACTGCTTGATACACGCCCGCCATATCCTGATATGCCTTGGCCGTACCCTGACTGGGCATTACCGCTGCCCAGTATAGATGATAATCTTTTTTGTAAAAGGTTAAACCTTGATGCTGTAATTATATCAGCAGCCATTTATTTTTCCTTATACTTTAAGAACGCACTCTACTAGTTTTTCATTTTCATCTAAGTTTGTTTCTAGTGCTACGCCAACTAGTGCAGTAGTTTCGATAGTGCGACATACACCTTCGTTCCATGCATACACTGCTTGGCCTTTTTTGACTGGGCCATTTACTCTTACAGGCAAACGTCCTTTAAGTCCGATGTACTGTCCTTCAGCTTCGCAATTCATCATTAATGCAGGATCTGTTGATACTACACCAATGCAAAGATTACTTGCTCTTGCTGGCATTACTTCATACTCATCTTTAATTGAAACTGCAACTGCTGTTCCTGCTGGTAGTTCTGTTTCTGTTGTATATTTTTCTGCAAGGTCAGCATAACGAGCTTGTGTTGCTGTACCAGTAATAACATTTGCTGCCATATTACCTGCACTATCTCTTGATACAATCTTGTTTGCTGTAGCAGCAATCGAAGCTGACTGATAAGGCACTGTAGCATTATCGTCTACTGCTAATAATGCAGATTGATCTGCTTCGCCTTTGAATGCAGTAGCATGTACTTCGCTAAATTTATAACTTGCATTACCCAGTGTAATGTTGTTGTTTGTAAATGGAGCTAGTTCATTATGTTTTACAACAATTGATGTTGTTCCTGTGCCGCTTTCATTAGTTGCTTTAAATCTAATTTCACTACTGTTACCAGTTTGATTTTCAATTACTGCTTTATCGCCGTTTTCGATTGAAAGTTTTAAATCTAATTCATTACCAACTGTTAGCCCTGTGTCACTAAATGTCACTGTGTTTGAAAAACTAGGTGCTGCTGTAGTTACATAATTAGCAGCGTCAATTCCGCCTAATTTTGCAGCATTAGATGCTGTTCCGTGATATTGAAATACTCTTTCTGCAACTTCAGCACTGTTAGTAACACCGTTATCAGCGTTCATAGTCCATTTCATTGTTAAGCCTTTGCGGATTCTATCAAATCCTTCTATTGGATTAACTGCATTTAACGAAAATTCATTAGAGCTAATAATGTATACAACAGTATCATCGATAATTGCTTGAATAATACTTCTTGATGTACCAGTAGTATCTTGCACTTCGGCACTAACCATATTTGTAACACCCGAACCAGCAACCTGTGGTCCTACAAGTACAAAGTCACCAGCAGCGTTTAGCACATATAGCTGTTGTGTACTGTTGTTCCACCAAAAGTCGCCCTCTGATAAACCGTTTGGTGTAACTGCATTAACTTCTGAACCACCTGTAGCTTTCCAGTACCCTACTCCCGGAGATGCATTATCTGCTGCAACAAAATATTTAATTTTGTTTTGCGCTGTGTCGAACCAAATCTGTCCTCTAATAGCTCTTGTAGGTGCATTGCCGCCTGCAAAGTTTTCAAGCAAGAAAAGTAAATTTTCGTTTTGAATTTCGCCGTAGCCTGCATAGTTTTTACCTATGAGTTTAAGGTTAGTTGTTTGATCTAACGTGCCGTCCTCTACAATCGTTAGTTGTGAGTTATCAAATCTATCTATCTGGTATGCCATACTGGTTGTTCCTCTGGTTTATTATATATATTTATCTATTAATACTGTGTTGTCTGTTGGTGAATCCACGTTGGGTTTGTTAAACCTGTGTTTACATCAAAATAATCTTCAATTTCATACTCTAACAATTGTCTATTCGGTGAAGCAAACTGAATATTACTAAACGCAATATCTCGCACAACTGGCTGGTTTTGTGTGCCGCCAGCGTCAACAGCAACGGTTGTAACATTTTTAGCGCCTTCAATATTAATAAAAACACTAGAATAACTATATGTATGAATGTTTGCTACTTTGCCGATATTACGTGTTTCTGCAGGAAATAAATCTTGAATATAACCTGCTAGTGTAGTTAAATATTGCGCATCGGTATCCAAGCCAGTAACGTCAAATGTAAGTGTAAGAGGCGCTGTTAGAAATGAACTATCAACATATATCTTGTTTGCTGCATCTGTGTTTAGCTCAGGTGGTAATAAGTTTCTAATTTTTCTTTGTTGTACTAAATTAATATCGCCGCCGGCACTAATGTTAATCTCACTCTGAGAGTTAATATTTAAGACAGTTGTCGACGTAAATGTATTACCGTCCATGTTTAAATTATCAACGTTGAGACTAACTAGAGTTCCTACTCTAACAAGATCATCAGCAAATGTAATATTTTGCAAACTTTCGCCTGCGATTTTAGTAACCCCAGCAATTGTTAATTCGCCATCTTCCTCTAAAATATCAATATTTTTATTAAATGTCCAGCTGTTAGTAGCTTGGCGCCAGACCATAGTCTTATCGCCTTGATTTGATCTTAGTTCAATACCACCGCCGTCAGCAATAGTGTCATCGCCAGCTAAGCCTTCAGCTGTAACAGCAAGTTTAATTGATTTGTCCAAAACTTGTAATGACGTAACTTCAACGCTCAACTGTTCACCTTCAACTGTTAGGTTACCTGTAATTCGACAATCGCCTTCTAAGTCTAGAGTATATTGCGGCAATCTACCAACATTAAATATACCTATTCTACCTTCACTAGCATCAACTCTAATAGCATCAACAATTTGTCCTTGGTTAGCGCCTGAGCGCACACGCAATCTTAAATCACTTGCTGTAAGACTATTTTCAATAAAAAAGTCATTACCCTGGGGACGCATATTTACAAAGGCGTTATCCGGAGTAGAAAACTGTAAGCCTTGTGTGTTTCTTATATCTATGCTACCAAGTGTTAAGCTATCTTGATCGGATCTTAAGAACTGATCAGCTGTAAGAAAGCTCCCATCTGACGTTTTAATTTTACTTGTACTTTCAGCAACACCGATGAACTGAAAGTTTTCTTTTTCATAAACATTAAATCCTTGGAATATAATACCGTTAGGATTGTTATCGTTTACTAGCTGTGCAACTTGATCTTGTAGTGTTGGAATAAATTCTGAATTACTAAACAGACCTACTTCACTGTTTGCAATAAATAATTTTATCACAGCAACATTTGAACCCGTTGTACTTCTAATATTTTCTACAAATAATCCGCTCTTACCTTGACTAGTTGTATATCCAGGGCCGATTAATAAAGGATCACCAGTGCCATCAAAAAAGTATAGCTGGTCGTTTCTATTGTCAAACCAAAAATCACCTTCTGTTAAATCTTCAGGCTGCGTTGCCTGTACAAACGGCTCGCCTGTTGATTTCCACTGTGTGCCTGTATATAATTTTAATTTTTCGTTAGATGTATCCCACCATAACTGTCCTGTCAACGGATTACTAGGAGCAGCAGTGTTAGAAAAGTTTTCAAGCAATTTAATAAAGTTTTCATTAAAAACTTCACCGTAGCCTCTGTATCCTCTCCCAACTAAGGTTAAGTTAGTGCTGTTACTATCAATTTTTCCGTCTATTAGATCTACTAATATTGTGCCGTCTGTTTTGTTTAGTTGATAGCTCATTCTGAAACTTCTCCGTAGTATATAATATAGTTCAATGATAGGTATGGGTTCATTACATTAAGTGGAACGCTAAGTCCTGCAGATGTGTTTACACCACCGGAGTTTAAAATACCTTGAAACCCTGATGTGCCTGATTCAATCGGCAACTCTACAGTATTAGGATTATTAGTTAATTCTCCTGGATTGTCAGGATCTTCACCTCGTTGTGAAATAGCATAGTATTGATTAGCAGAATTAGTTAACTTATGATCGTGATCAGGTAAGTTTTTAACCCCAATTTCAGCAGCTTGATTACCTAAGCTTGCTCCAACTTTATCTGCGCCAATACCAGTAAATGCAGTACCTTGAATACTAAATGTATTTACACCGTTAGCTAAAACACTTTCTACAGTAATTACTAAGTCGTGCGCAGGTGATGCTCCGCCAAAGATAATACCAGAAATTGATATTCTATCATCTATTTCATATCCATCGCCTGGATTTGTAACTTGTACTGTATATATTCCGTTATTTGTCTGGACTGAGAAAACTGCATTAGAACCAGTACCTTGTATATTAATGCCTTGTAAGTTAGTAAAGCTTTGTACAGAACTTGTAACTCTGTTAGCAGGTGTTCCGCCCATATTATCTACACCCAAAGGCATACGTCCACGCATGTCTGGTAGTGCAAATGTTGCTGCGCCGCCGTCACCTAGTAAGGTCGGATCTAAAAAGTTATGACCAATTACAGCCCATAAACTAGCATATGCTGATTTATTGACAATCTCTCCGTTACAGATTAACCATCCTTCAGGAGCAGTATTGCCGCCAAACGGTAGTATTGATCCTACAGGTGTAATAGGTACTGTTTTTATAAAGTCATTTTTTGTAACTCTACGTACACCAGTATTACCTGACGTTACGTTTACTAATAATTCATCTGTTCCGGCAACGTTTGCAATTGCATCTCTACTTGAAATAAATGTGTTTTTAATAGATATGTTAAAAGTTTTTTCTTCACCAGTACTTCCGTCAAAGTCAAAGCTTGGTGCTTCTACATCTCCAGATACACTAAACGTAGTGGCATTAGCAAGTTTATTTGCTTTGTCAGCTGTGCCGTTCACTGTGCCTGTGATATCACCTTCTAGTGATCCTTTAAATTTTAAAGCATGTACTGTATCAAACATTTGTGTGTCGGACCCAATGTTAAGCGACTCGGATGTAGATGGTAAAATATTACTAGCTACTGTTGTAACTCCTGTAATAGAAACGTCATTACCTACATTTAAGTTTTCAGCAATGCCTACTCCGCCTGCTGTAACAATAGAACCTGAATTAATATCTGTACTAGATGATGTATTTTCAATAACTATTACGCCACTTGTTGGATCATCTGGAATCGGTGTGACTTTAACATTACCAACGACATGTAATGCTTCATCCGGAGAAGTATTGTTTACTCCGAATGTTCCGTTACTTGCCACTGTTAATACATCATTAAATTTGTCGCCGTCTCTTAAAGAAAAATTAATGTTAGATGCATTTTTACTAGCAATAAACTGTATACTGTCTGTCTCGCCTGCCAATACTTTAATGTTTAAATGATCTTCAGATCCAATCTTAACACCATCATTTGTTTTTACTCTTAGCTGCTGTTCCATAGTTCCAGCAGCGTCAGTTCTAATAAAGTTTTCAGCTGGGACATTTTGTGAGCCAGTTGCAGTTGTAACTACTAAAGATTTTGCTTTTTCAGCTACGCCTTGAAATTTAATCGGATTGTTTTCTTCGAACGGGGTTTCGTCTCTTATGTTAAGACCTTTTGATATTGCACTAAACCCGTCAATTTTAGCCTTTGGTATAAAATTCTCTGAGCTAAGGATAGCATAAGGAACGCCTTCGACAAATAGAGTAAATATTTCTATAGTTTCTTCTGTAGTAGAAATTATTTCTTCTTTTCTTCCGCCAGTTAGTAGTCCTAGTGATGTTTCTGGTCCAATTAGTACCCATGCTGCACCTGTATAAACAAACAACTGTTGGTTAGTTGTATCGACCCATAAGTCGCCTGCTGTCGACTGTGACGCAGTTGGTCTTGCAGATGATTTAGTAAATCCACTTGCTGTTTTCCACTGTGTGCTATCATAAATTTTTAACTGGCTTTCTGATCCGCCTGTATCGTACCATAGTTGTCCTTCGACTGGAGTAGTTGGTTCGTTAGGTGATGCAAAGTTTTCAAGCAAATGTAAAAAATTCTCTGCAACTGCTTTACCGTATCCAGTAGCTCGTTTGCCTGGAAGTTGCATACTAGTTTCAGTGTTAATTAAGTTATCTTCAACTAGTATAACACCTTTATTAGCTTCATCACTATATCGTACTTCATATGGCATTATGCATTACCTCCTGAAAGACTCTGAATTCTTACCGTATAATCAATTTGGATTAGTCTATTAAGTGACTTTTGAATAGGATGGAAAATTACGTGTGTAATTAATCTACCTAGTGCATCTGCCTCTGCTGATTTACTTCTCAATCCAAGTTCGTCAAACACAAAATTGCCATCCATGTCAGTGGCATTATCAAATGCATCTTGACCGTTTGGTTCACTATAATCCAATAAACAACTTACTAGCACATCAGTATAGTTTGTGCCGCTTACGTGTCTTGTTTCAAGATAATTGTTGTTTGGGTTTTTATTTAAAAGTCCGTCATCTACAACTACCTTTGAATAAGTTTGATTATATAAACTTGCATTAGCACCTGTTGAATTTGGTGTTAAATAAGCAATAATACCTGTTGGGTCAACGCTTGTACCACCATTACCGAAGCTCATTTCGTATATAAAACCTTGGCTCATATTTGCAATACTTTCTGCCAACGCTAAACTCATGTTTTCGTAGTGTATAGCATTTCTTTTTTGTACAAAGATCTCGCCATTCGAAGGGTCATATATCTTAATATGACCTTGCACCGAAACTCCGTTTAATTCGTTTATACTATCCATTATTTTTGTTTCCTATACTGTATTTATTAGTTTCCTGCTCTAAGGAAAAATCCGATACTTGTTTCAGTTTCGGTTATTGACTCGCCTAAACGTTGCCAAATATTACCTTTTTTCCTTACAATCACTATATTCTTTTGTTCAATATTTAATATTGCTGGGCTTTGTATTACTATTCTTGCATTCTGTTGATTGTTATAATATTCTATTACGTAATCTGCAGGAACAATTGAGTCTGCTTCAGGTGAATCAAGTCCAACTGTTGCATCAAACTTAGCAAATGGTTTTCCATTTAGTCTAAGACCGTTTACAAATACTTCAAATTCGTCTGTTGACAAAGGTAAGAAGTTTAAGTTTACTATACTTACATTAGTAGCTGTTTGACTTTGTGTAGTGTCTACGTAAGGTACGTACTTACTAATATCAGCTAAAAATACTTGCTCTCCTTTTGGATGTATATTTGCAACACCTGTGCCCAACGTGCCGCGACGTAGTTGTTTTAACACATTTCCATCTTTTACAAGATATTCAATACGCTCTTTATTAATCATAAGCACACCTGGAATATTTTTTGTTCTGTTTGGTTCAATTAAATTTGTTCCATCTTCGACTTCAATACTTAGGCTTAACTGTGTAATTGGTTTTGCAAGTTTAGTCGGTGGTGTGTCAATGCGGCTATAGATTGTTCTGTTAAGAATATCTTTAAATATTCTGTAACGTACTAACGACGAGTCATCGCCTAATGTACTAACTTGGATATCTAATGTATCTTGCACTTGTCCTGGAACTAGTTCTTCAACACTTTTACTTGTAGTAGGAGTAACAAAGCTATCACCATCTACAATAATTTCTTCAGCAGTAATACCTTTAGCATTAGAATAATTCATATTGCCGCCGTCGAGATCTAGATCATAAGTTCTTGCATCATAAAGTATACTACCGTCACTTGTAGTTTTTCTTACTATGAATGCTACTCTTGATTCATTAGCACCTAATACCGTCGTTGCTTGTAGATCTTCTAAGTGTAAAATTTGAGTGCTTCCGTCACCAACTAACGTAAGACATGTTGCATCAAGATTAGTTTGCTGTGGCGTGTCGAAGTTTGGATCATCTAGTCTTCTATTTGTTACAACATTACCGTTTACGTCATAACCTACTCTGTAAACATTATAAGCAACATTATCTTCTAATGGTTTATTTAAAACAATTGCACTAGAATCATCCATATAGACAATTTCATCTTCTTGTGTATTTTCAATTTCGTCCCAAATATCGTTAAACCATCCCTTGGTATCCCAACCAAAGTTTGTATCAAATTCAAAGCTCTTAACTTCAACTCCGCCGTAATCAACACCGTCCATAAGTTGTGCAATATCATTACCAAATGCATTTGCATCTGGTGTATATGCAACTTTTATTCTATCAACTGCATTTAACATATTAATATTTTTAGTATAGTTAATTTCAATTAACGCATTATTTGCTGGTGCTACATCAAACACAATTTGACCTACATATCTAGTATAACTTCGTGTTGTATCTTTAATATTATATACATTAAACTGACTTGCTAGTACTTCTTGATTGTTAACTAAAATACTAATTGTATTTTGATCTAAGTTAGCTGGAAAAATTAAGTCAAAAGTAGTTTTACTTCCTGTGCCTGTAAATGTTTCAATTTTTCTCATATCTTCTGCACTTAACAATGGTGTAACACTATTTCTGTCAAACTTAATTGTAGTATTTGCAGTTCTTGCCAACATATCTCCTAGGACAGCAATAGCTGTTGCAGGCGTACCTGCACTATTAGGTGGTGGAGTAATTTTCACTGTTGGTGTTTGGGTATATCCTTTGCCTTTATTTGTGATTACAATATTAGTTATTGTTCCGTAGCCTACATATGCTTGTGCTGTTGCGCCTGTGCCGTTACCGATAATTTCAACTTTTGGCGCAATAGTATATTCAGTCCCTGGATTACTAATAGTAATTTCAGTAATACTTGCTCCGATATTATCTAGCCAATTTTTTCTAGGATATTCGTTTACTAAATCGTTATCAACAACTGCTACTCCATTTTTTAGTTGTACACTTATTGGCGTAACTTTACCAGTATCTACATTGTAATATACTGGTAAATCAAAGTCTGATACTGACGTACTAGCGGTTTCAATTTTTTGGAAATTACTCACAAACTCTCTTATATTAGTTTTGTAAGGTTTTACTTCCTCGATATATCTTTTATAGTTTTCTAAATTATCTATATTGTAGGTTAGATCTTGATCTAAATTTCCTGCTAGATGCTTGACCTTAATAAAGCTAGTTTTGAAGAACCAATCTGGATTTTGCTCAGTAAGAATATATCTTAATGTTGCAATGAATAGTTGATTATATTCAATACGCAAATCTTTAATTAGTAATGCATCGCGGATAGTTTCTAATATTACTCTTAATTCAAATCTAGGATCGATATCAAACAAGAACGAATCAAAACTCTTATTATCAAATCCAGAGTTTGAAGTTTCGTTTCTATACAGATTATCTTTAAATTGTATTGTGCCGTTTTCTCTACCAACAGTTTTATAATCGTTTTCGGTATTAGTGTTTACTTTTTCAAGCAATGACCAACCACCTGTGCCGACTGAGTTAACTTTTATAATATCCCCTAGTTGATCGTCAATAAATGATAATTCGTATGTACTATTAATTGTATAATCAGGATTAGTTAATACACTGTATTCTGTATCGTACCAGTCAATATAAGACCAGTATTTTGTTATATCATAACTTTGTACTTTGATTCTATTCCATTTTAATTGTTCATTGTCGTAAGCATAAATGCTCCATTTATTATCAACTTCTGAGTCAGATTCTACAAGCACACTGTGTCTTCTAACATCAATTTGTGTTGTATTGGCATAATTCTTGCCGCCGTAAATTACTTGAACTGTTGTAATTTGGCCTAGATTATTTAATCCGATATCAAATCTAGCATCTTCACCAAAGCCATTTATTTTATAAGAAGGTGCAGTTTTATAACCTCTACCCGGATCTATAATTTTAACTTTAGTAATTTTTCCGTTTATAATAATAGGTTCTAGTTTTGCTTGTTTTACTTTTGTTCCTACTAGCGATAGTTGATCTAACGAATCAATTTTAACGTCATATACTCCTGATTCAAATGTCGGTAACGGATCTTTTTGATCTATTGCGCTTATATTAAACTTTTCGATAACTAATTCGTTGCTTAAAACTACATTAACTCTTTCAATAAATTCTTTAAGAGCTTCTCGTCTGTTTTTAAACATACCTTGTCTAGGTGTAGACTGTACACCGTATTTTTGTTTCTCTGTTAAATTAACATCAGGAATAGCTCTATTGTTTATGTCAAACCCAATTAAACTATCAAACCATTTTAATTCAATATCAGCAGATGGTCCGCTAGTATCTAATCCGTCTGTAATTAATTTATATGCACTATGACTATTTTGTTTATCAATATTAGTATTACTATATCTTATTGCTAGTACAACGTCAGTATCATATACAAGCCCGTTGCAGTTATTTAAAACAATTCTATTACTTGATAACATACTTAGATATCTGTAGCCTTGCTGCCTTGGCACAGCGATTAATCTAGCAATGTCTAGCGTTGTAAGAGTTCTATTTGTTTTTGCAGGAATAATTTTTGCATTCTTTACCCAATAGTAATACTTTTCAGAGAACGTTTGGCTTTGTTCGTTAAACACAAACTTCTTACTATACTGAGAATCGCCATATAGTGTTTGTCCTGTAATACTTTGCGCTATTCCATCAGTTGTTTCTGATAATTCATCCCATTCACTTGGAAGGTAATCAGTTTCTACCCATTCACATACATCAACAGTAGCACCTGGCTGCAATTCATTCCAGTTGTCTCGTTGGTAATTGATATCACCTTGGTATGGATACGTAAATGTAGACGTACCGGTATTCCACCATACCATACCTACATGATTTTCTTCCCAATAAAATGTATCAGCAGTATCGCCAACATTATAATATGCTGGATCAAATGGTACTTTGAAATTAATATTCTTATCTGCAGGTCCTGCAATTTTTCCTTGAATAGGATCAATATAATCTAAGTAAGTAATAATAGAATTTGTTCTTTTATTATATAAAAATGCACCTTGTATTTTATCAAGGTCAACTGGTTGTATTAATTCTCTGCTTACATTCCAACCACTAGAATTAACTTTCTTTCTGTAGTCATATAAGCCACCAACATATACATTGTTTTCTTTTGCCGGAACGCCTACATATATATGATTTGCATTAATAAGAACTTGCTCCCTAAGTTCTTTAGTAACATTATCATACGGAATGCTTTCAGCAAATATAAATTTATTTTTTACTTGTTCGTAAACATAAATTACACCAGGATCATAATTAACCTTTTGGAATTCAGTTTGGTCTAGATCAAATAACGTTTCGTCTGCATCAAAGATAGTTGTTGTAAGAACTATGCCTGCAAAACTTGCAATAGATAATACGTTATCACTAAATGACAGCGAGTAGCCAAAGTTTAATGATACTGAATTTTTTGGCGGTTCTAATGTTTGTGTTAGTTCATACGTTCCGTTTGTATTAGTGTATAGGTAGACTTTTCCTACATTTGTTCCGTTGTCGCTATTATGCGGTTCAGAAATTGCTAGAAAACTACCGTCTGTACTGAAGTCATATGACATTCCAAACTCAGTTCCGCTAGCAGGAGGTCTAATTGTTTGAGACTTGATATACTTTCCTGAAGTTGTACTACCATATATACGAATTTCGTTTGTCACTGTACTATCTGGAGCAATATTAGATACTTTTACAGCAAGAGCAGTTGCAGTATTGTTTAACACAAAATTATTAATACGAACATCGTATCCTGTATTTGCAACAGGTTTTAAATAATTTTGATATACAACGTCAGATGTGACAACCCATAATGCATTTGTAGCTGATGGTGCTTGACCGTTTGGTGCAAAGTTAGATTGTGCCACATAATACAAATCATTATGTTCTACAATATCACCAATTCTATAGTCGTGTACAGTTTGCCAACTTCCTTTATAATTAGTGTCAATTATTCTTCTCCAACTTGTAGGCTTGAAGGCATTTAAGTTGTTAATTGATCCGTCTGTTTGATCTGCAGGTGTTAGTGTTTGTTGTATTTCATAGTACTTTCCGTAATGGAATACAATGTCTCCTACGGAATACGACAATGTTCTATTCCAGTTTCCTCTAAATCTATTTTCGCTTAACGGACTGTTTTCAAAATATTCGATGCTATAATTACTTGCTGCATATAGTTTGTAACCAGTATCTGTGGAAATAATTTTTACTGTTTTACCAAATTGTGCATTAGGCATGCCAAAGGATTGCTCACTAACAATCTGAGCAACTCTTACATACTGATCTGGAGCAGATTTATAATATATTATTACCAATCCTTGATCTTCTACACCATTGTCAAGTGTTGCACTTGATTTTACTGCATCACCTTCTGGTGTGCTAATGTTGTAAACTTGTTTCCAATTTCTATTTAAAGAACTAGGCGTGTCTGCTTGAGTTGGTGCACCAGCAATGCCAAATAGTTCTGTATAAAAATAATATTCTTTATCAATAAGTGTTGCTGATTGGCTAAATGCAAATGCATTCTCAGCTTCAAGTACTAAAAACTTTCCGATATTATTGCCTGTTGGAACTATAACACTATTTGAATAATCAATTTGATTATTTACTGTACGGATTCTACCAATATCTGCATTGCCACGCTCTCTGATTAATCTTACTAACTGTACGTTTTGTTTAAGTTGCCAATCGCCCTGTGTAATCTTTATGTAGACTCGTCTGCGGTTACCCTGTGTGCTACCAAAAGTTTTTACATGCACTACTTCAGCTTTATTAAATGGTGCTAACGGAGTTTCACTTACTAATAAGTTTGTATCAAGAGCAAATTGTTGATCAATAATAATATCACCAACTTCAAACTCCTGCTCACCGATTTGAGCAACGTTTACATCATTTTCAAAGTCAATATATCCGTCCCATATATCAACAATTGTTTGTTCTTTATTTAAATCTTCAAATGTAAATCCAACTGTAGAAATTTCGTCTGACGAATCATCATTTTTATTCATATAGAAATTAAAACTATCGCCTATTTCTGTAGTAAATTCTTGTCCGACTCTTACTAAAAATTTATTACTTAAATTATCAGGAGAACTAATTTGTTCAATCATACTTGCTCTACGATTTTCTTGTAAAAAGTCACCGATTAACAATTCAGTGTTGCTTATATTATAATATGTATTCCTGTTTTTTGTTTCTTCGCTATAATTTTCTTGCTTGAATAAATCAGCATATACTAAACCTTTACCTTCTTCAAAGAAAGTTTCACCATTATTATATTGTGCTACATCTATTTTCCAAAATCCGTTAAATTCTTCTTCAAACCCATAATCTACTTTAGTATAATCACCTAATAATACTATTTCATTTGTTGTTTGATTTTCTACATAAGCAGAACCAGAGGCATTAAGTACACCTTTGATATCTTTTAGATATACAACTGCATTACTTGCATCAATTGCTACATAATCAACTGTTGCTGTACTTGCTCCAAGATTAGTTGTAAATAATCTTACAAAATCGCCAACTGACGGCGTTTTGGCAATATTAGTAATAGTAATAATTGCTTCTATTTTAGATGCAATTGTATGATTATTTTCAATTACTGCCTTGTCAAGTCCGCTTACAGAATTGTTCCACGGAGAATATACTATATTGTTGTTAAGTTGTGTCTTTTCATTCCATTTAAGACTTATTACGTCACCAACTGAACTACCTTGGAACATGTCTGTAGGTGCTCTTAGTATAAAGTGATCTACATCGGTATTTTCTAATCCTGGATTACCAGTACTTAGCAAGCTTATATTTGTATCTGTAGTTCTATCAATAATCTGTGTGTAATTATCAAATGTACTAAATGTAGTTGTATCTTTTTTACTATTAATACTTGTGTTTGCTTGCCATAATGTTTCTTTGTGTTTTACAATATCCCACTTGGTGTAATTTTTTGTTTCTGCAAATTCACCTTTATAAAAAGTTTTTACTGCACTTGCATTTGGTACGCCAACTGCTAGATACTTTCCGTCGTGTGATGCAGAAATACTTTCGCCATAATTTGATTCAGTGCCGTCATAAAAATCATTAGAATTACCTAGTGTTTGTGCTAGTCCTAAATCATCATTATCTTGATTACGTCTGTAGTAGAATACTTCGCCGCTGGCGCTGCTAGGCGATGACACATATACTTCTTTGTTATCAGCAGTAACTGATATTGACTTTGTAAATTCTTGATCAATGTCTGCTAAGTTAGAAGAATCTTGTAAGTCATTTGGATTGTATTCTTGTGTAACTGAATTATAAACTGGCTTATTGTCTAATACTGCCCATGAGTTATTTTCATAGTTATCGATCCAAACTCTTTGATTGTCAAAAATACTATTTTGTGCAATGTTATTATACTGATCAAAGTCTTCTACTCTTACAGTTCTTAGTACACTTAAACTATATTCTTCATCTGTAAAATCTAAAAATTCATTTGTTTCTGGTATAGCAATAACAATAGTTTCATAGTCAATTGTTATTACTTCAAAGTAACCGTATACAGAATAAAGTTGTGCACCAGTAATTGCAACTAAATCTCCAGCTACAATTGAATATAGCGAATTTTGTCTAACTGTAAGTGTTGCTGTTGTTCTGTCGAATTCGTCTAACTCAGTATTAACAAACATTTCTCTTACAACAAATTGACTATCTACAATTTGAAATACTGTCCAATCGTTAGGTGTTTTATCCGTAATCCAAATATACTCGCCTGCTGTAAGTTGGTTATTATCAATTACTTTAAGATCGCTAATTGATTGTGTTTTGTATTCTACATCATCTTCGTGTACATATCCACGGCTTTCAGTAAATTCTTCTAATACCTTTGTTGGAAATAATTCTTCAGTAGTATCAATCGGTTTATCTAATAGTTCGTGTGTGCGGACTCTGTATACTGTGTCAAATACATCGTTAGGCATATAATCTAAAATTTCAATCGCCTGTGGTGATTCTCTAAATTTAGATTCATCTAATGGTATTTCTATTTGTTCAACATTCTGATATGCGCCATACTTGCCAACTTGCACTGCCCATTCTTCAAATACTTCAACGCTATTAGATTCTCCTCTTAAACTATTAAAGAAATTATCAATAGAATTCATCGTACCTTTATCTTGTAACATACCTTGATAAAATTTATACTGAGATACATCATCGTTAATAATATTAGCAAGATAGTCGCGCTTTTGATATCCAATCAAATGCTGTGCTAATTTATTTTGTTGTTCGTCAAAACCGTCGCTGTCAATATCGTAATAATCTGCAAATTGATTAATTCTATAATCAAAGTTTGTAATTAATTTAGACTCTGGTTTATCGTTTAGTCGTGTCCAGTAAGAATAATCAAAATCCTTTGTACCAGGAGCATTATATTTGGCAACATAATAGAATTCTTTGTTCTTTACAAGACTACCAATTTGGTAATCCTGCCATGGTTCCCATTCAGTTAGTTCTGCATCATCATAAACAAATCCTGGAATATTTAAACTACCATTCCAGTTGTCACTTCTATATCCAATCAACTTTAAACGTTCTTGTCTATAACCAGTACTAGGCTGATAAATTAAATCGTTAAACACTGTTTCGTTATCAATAATCACAACATGTTCTTTTTGTACAAGTGGTAATTTTACATTATAAATTCCATTATCAGAATTTTTAACTGTTAAACTAAAACTGTTATTGTCACGTAGAATACTACTAAACTTTCTGTTTAATGGCTGTGCATTTTCGTCAAGTAAACTATATCTATAAAAGTTATCATATATATCATCAACAACTGTAAAGTCTCTTTTAAATTCAACTTGAAATGCCGCTGGGCTTAATGCAATTGATGTACCGTTTGCCCATCCTTGCGCAGACCAAGCTAAAAATTCCTTTGCTGCATTTGTCCAGTTAGTAATTGTTTCGCTTTGTTCGTCAACATAGTTAAATTCGAATCCGTTAACTTCTAAATATCGTCCATATCCTATTAATAGATCTACAACGTCTTGTAACGTTTTTAAAACAGTACCATAGTTTACTTCTAAAACAGTATTATAGTTAAATTCTTTTTTAATTGTTCCCCTAGTTCCGCCTACTGTTGGAATTTCAGGAATCTTTGTAATATTATCGTTTGTAAATGTATTTCCACTAGTAAAATCACTTGTAGCACGATATAAGTTAGAATCATTTACAATGATTTGTCCTTTTACATAAAATTGTGCAGGTGACCAATCTACTGAAGTTTCGAGTGTACCACCAATAACGATATTTGCATCTCTATTTGTTGTTACAGGTGCATAATATTTAAAGGATGGCTCGTCATCATTGTAACCACTTACTATATAACCAGTTGCTGACTTTTCAATTTTTACTCCGCTGTATACAATACTGTCAACAGGCGAACTTGTATTTGTATACACAGTAATATTTTCATCTGGTACAAAAATATTAGCAGTATTTTGCGCAGCTGGATTTTTACTATCTAACACAATGTTTAATTTTGTCTTGTCTGTATATCCTGCTAATCTAAATGCAACTTTATTTTCTATTGATCGTATATCAGTTTGAAATTCGTCATAAGTTTTTAATACATTACTTCCTATTAGAGCATGTATAAAGTTTACAACTCCGCTAGTTAATACTTTAGTCGTGTCTTCGTATGTATTAGGAAATATTAAATTTTCTAGTTCAACATGTCTGCCCGTGTTAGAATAAACTATTTGATTTGCAAGATTTTTTGTTGTTCTCGATACATCAAATCCTAATGCTAAGAATTTAGCAGGTTGATTTAGTAGCATAGCTTTTACTAAACTAAACGGATATTCACTACTATTTCTCCATGCTGCTTCTACTGGTGCATTATCACCAAATTTAAATGCGCTGTTAGTATCTCTAAGAACTGTGTTTTTTGCATATCCACAACTGATAGGAGATAATAAGTGTCCTTGAGAATCTACAGGAATAATACTTGTTAATCCCGGACGTGCATATTTTTCATTAACTTGTATTAATAAATTAGGATCTTTGATTCTGCCTTCTTCTAAATCTTTCCAAAGTATATTATTATTACTTGTATATGGAGCTTTACCATATGTGTCTTCCCACCACTTTGGCTTAATTGTTAATCCAAGCATTTCCCAAGGATGTGTATGAGGACGATCAGTATCATATAATTCTAAAAATACGCCTCTCCAATATCCTGGCAAAAATGCACCATCGATAGAACTAGTTGACTTACTATAATTAAATGTAAATTGGTCTTGACTAAAATAAAATTTATTAGAAGTATAATCTACGCCAATATTAGTATTCCATGTGATAAAGTCTTTGAGTAAAATTCGATCTAATTTAGACTTAGTAATTCCTTTTCTAAATTTACCGCTTACAAAATCATCTTTATTAAAAATATTTGCATTATAATTTGATTTAATATTATTAAAAATTCTTTTTTCTAATTCTAAAAGTAGATTGTCTCTGTAATCTTCATATGCTGAAATTCTGCTGCCGTCGTGTCCAATAATTATTGCCTTACCAATTGGATATACCGGTATAGACAAACTTGCACTTTTAGAACATACATAAGACGATTTTGGTGCAAAATAAATGCGGCTACTACCGTTTATTTCGACTTGCGTTACTTCGCCATTAC